CTCATGTTTCACCCCTGTTTTTTTCGCCGCCTCCGTATGAGGTAGAACGATTTCCGCGACTACTTCCGCCGACCCGCGCCGACCGGCTCGGGCTCTTCCGCCTTCGCGGGAGCAGGAGCCGCCGTCCCGACACCGGCAATCGGGACGATCTGCATCCCGGCCGGGAGTTCGACCTTGACCGTCTGCTGAACCTGCAGCCGCTTCGCCGCATGCTCGGCGACGGTGCTTTCCTTCCGCTTGGCCTCCGCCTCGTTCCGCTGGCGGATCTGCTCAACAGTCGCTTCGTCCGAGCGGCCTAGGCAGATGAAATCCGCCGCGTTCCAGGCGTCCATCTCGTGAACGGCCGTGTCGATGGTCTGCTTCTCGGGATCGAACTTCGGATTCTTGCGGAAGACCCATACGCGCTTCCTGCCTTCGGCGACGAACTTCCTGTAGAGCCGATTCAGCGCGCGCTCATAGCACCGATACGCGCCGATTTCCTCGCCGGTTTCCGGATCGGTGTCCTCGTAGTACTTGAACCCGACGTTCTGTCCCACTTCATTCCCCTTTCGTATGGTCCAGGATCCCGGCGGCTTCGGCGGGGTGAGGCCGAGATTTCCTCGCCTTCCACCGCCGGGAATCGCTGGCCATTGTTGGTCCTACCGATCCACCTCGACGCCGAGAGCGGCCCGGCCGACGCCGGAGCCGTAGAGCGTGTGGATCAAGTAGAGGTTCGCGAGCGCCCCAGTCTTCGCCGGGTCCGGCGAGAACGTGAGGTACTGCTTCAGAACCGTGACGGAGACGCCATCGATGACGATGGTCTTCCCCTTGACGCCGGTCCCGTCCTCGGGCGCGTCGAACGGCCGGAAGGCCGCAAGGATCGCGTCCCGGTGGATCAGGATGCCCTTCGTCGCGGAGGGAGAAGCATTCGCGATGGCGGAATCCTTGAACACCTGGATCCCCTGGAAGTCTCCCATGTAGCCGGCCACCGGGAGCCGCTCATAGCCCGGGAGTTTCCCGGCCGCGATGAGCCCCGCGATGCCCGTCATCCTCATGGCCTGGGAAACGTCCCAGTTCAGCACGTCGGCGCAATGCACCGGCGCCCCGACGAAGAACCGCATGTCGTCGGGCGGCTTCTGCTCGTCCAAGAGCCGGGAAGCCTTGATGAGATCCGAGGAATCGAGCGCCACGCCCGCCGCGCCCACTACGCCGCCCGTGAACGAAGCCACGTTCGCGTAGAGGTCCTGGGCGATGTCGATTGCCATGCCTCGGAGCTTCTGCTCCATCTCGACGGCCGCGACATCCGGAGCCGCCAACATCGCCGCGCGCTGCCCCACCTGGAAGGTGTCGTAGCGGTGCTTGTTGAAGGTGATCGTCGCGTAGGTCGTGACGGGCTTCGAGAACGTGAGCGAGTTGCCTTCCGTGAGGAGGGCCGAAGTCCCGCCCGCCGCCGAGCCAGCCAGCGGGACTTGCTTCGTCACGCCAGCCTGCTGGAGGTCATCCTCGAAGTCGCGATTGACCATCGAGAGAATCGGGCACTGCGCGCGCAGAGCCGCGAGAGCCTTGACGCCGACGCGCGTCGGCTGAAGACCGCTGATGTCGCCGGAAACTACCTGGTCGGTTGCCATGTTGGGCTACCCCTTGCGCGTCACCGCCGAGCCCTTTCCGCTTGCGTGTTTTTCAACGCCGCCTCGATCTGGGCCTGGTATTCCGCATCGGTCGCGTATCGCTCAAGGTCGATTTCCTCGGCCTTGATGACCGTCTGACCGCGCGGCCTACCGTTTGACCCGGACGTGGTTGGAAGGCCGGAAGGAGCGGGCGCAGGCTTGAACCGATCCGACTTCGGCGAGGCGAAAAACGAACGGTAGTATTCCTCCGCCGATACCGTGTCGCCGTCCCCGTTCGTGATGAGGACGTTCTCGCCTTCCACCGCGATCTTGAGCCTGATTTTCGCGTTGTCGAGCAGGTAGTCTTCGGCCTCCGCGTCGAATCCGGCCTTGCGGATCGCAGATCGCAACGCCGAATCCGTGCGAATCGCCTTCTCCCTGTCGTCCCGCGATTTCAACTCCGCCCGCAACTTAGCCATCTCCTCGTCCTGCCTTTTGAGGCGTGTTTCGAGGGCTTGGTCCTGGACGCTTGAGTGTTGCTTGCCGTCCGCGGGAGGCGCTTCATCGGACCGCTGGCGCGGCTCGAATCCGAGGCCCTTGAGAAGATCCGGCAGTTTGCCGAACTCCTCCTTGACCCGGTTCACGCTTTCCCGAACGGCAGAAGTCTTCACGTCCGCGATCCCCTTCAAGACTTCCGTCCTGAATGCCGCGGGATCGAACGGTGGCTTTTCGGCGCCATCGGTGTCCGCCGCACCTTTCGCCGGTGCAGGGGCGAGATCGTCAGGCATGGTTCTCCCTATGCTCGCGATTTTTCGACGCCCATTTTCCGGGACATCTCGCGAGCGGGCGAAGATGACTCGCGTGATGCCATGTCTGTATTATCCTGGCCTGTCAAGCCTTGGCGCAGATTTTCGGCTTCTTCCTCTCGCGATTCCGGCTCCTCTTCGTTCTCGGCCAACTCGTCGCGGATGGCCTGTTTCGTCCGGTCGGATGCCGTCGCGGATAGCGCCTCCACGGCCGGATCCTGCGCCACGCGCTTCAACGTCGGCGAGCGATTGAGAATCGGCCCGGCGGCATCGAGCGTCTGTAGGTAGGTCAAAAGGTCGGAAACCTCGATATGCTCATCGAGCCCCGATACCTCGAATTCGGTGTCTTCCCCGCGCGCCCGCGCGATGGCGTTCAGCGTCTTCCGCATGCACTCGCGGATCACTTGCCCGTAGGCGTGTAGAACGTCATCCGTCGAGGCGTAGTCCATCTCCTTCGATTCCGCGGATTGCCCCGCGCGGCCGGTGTTGAGTTTCGCCGCAAGCGCCAACTGATGCACGATGCGATACATCTCGTCCTTGAGCATCGTGATGTTCTCGCGTTGCGCGGCAAACGAAGTCCCGGCAGGCTCGGCGTAATTCAGGCCGGACTTGCCCTTCTCGCCGTCCTCGTAAACATGGCAATACGCCTCGCCGGTCGGCGTCTTCGTTTTCATTTTCCCGAACCGCTCCGGTTGCGGGAAGGCGTTCATCTGGATCGCCCACTGGTGATCGCTCATCGCCTGGAAGATCGCCCGCGCAACGGAATCCAATTTGAATCCGAGGCAAAGGCCATGCGGTATCTTCAATTCGATGAGCGGAAGGGAAGTCAGCGGGATGCGCTCGATTTCAACGGCATCCTCATCTTCGGGAATGTTGCCATTCTTGTCGTTCTGTGCGTTCATCGGCCGGCGGTATCGCGCGGCATATTTCGGCGTGACGAGCAGCCATTCCTTCGCGCATTTCGGCCTCTCGTTTTCCGGCGAAGCGCGATCCGCAACGTCGAATTCGAAAACCGCCCACGCAATGTTCCCGGCATCGTCGCGCTCGATGTCGTTCAGATCCCTCCGCTGGAACCGGCGCAACTGCGGATTGAGCGCGCCCGATGCCTTCGCCTTCGCGAGGTCGGTTGCCTGCTCGCCGGACTTCGGGAACGTCCAGCCGATATAGTGCCGCTTGTCGAGGATGCTCCGAATCGCGGCCTTCATCCAGAAGAACGTCCAGCTCGTCCCGCGGCCGTCAACGTCGTCGAGGAACGCCCGCCAGTCATCCGGCAACGCCTCGCGGTCGTCGGCCTCGTCGCCGTCCTTCGCAACCTTGCGAATCACGGCAGGCTTCTTGAAGAGCCGCACAACGATCCAGTCGATGATCGTCCCGACGTAGTTCGGATACACCGCCCGCGCCTTGCGATAGGCGTAGACGGTTGGGAAATCCTTTTCCGCCGGGCGTGTCGGCAGGTAGCGGTCAATTGCCGCATGGAATTCCGGCCCGCCCTTGTAGAAATGCTCAAGCCGAATCAAATCGGCGAGCTCAAGCCCGTCCTCGTCATGCCGTTCGGCGAGCCGGACAGTCTTCACGCCCTATATTATGCGGGCGTGTCAATAGGCGAGGCGGTTTCAGCCTACGCCGGGCAGCATGTCTGCGTCTTGCGTAGGCATGACAACGCGAGGCGCGGCGGAGAGCCCTTCCACGGCCAGCGCGACCGCGTCGGCCTTGTCCGGCGAGCGACCGAGACGGATCTTCAACTCCTCTTTTTTTTCCATGAGCCGCCGGCCGCGGGAATCGAAACCGTGCCATTGCATCTCGCAAAGTTCCCTCTCAAGCGCCGGATCGTCAGGGATGTCGATTGCGCCCGAGCGGATGGCGTCCCGCATGTTTTTCCAGATTTCGTGCCGCTTGTTCGGGAAGAGCCGGTCGTTCGTCGCCTTCGCGCCGAATTGCACGGCGCGGATGAACGTCGGCCCGCCGAGGTCGCGCATCTCGTCCATCTCGCGGAGCCGGTCCACAACCCCGCCGCCGACGCCCGTCTCGTCCACGATGACCGTTATCGGGTTCGCCTCCTCGCGCAATCGGATGCAGAGGTTCACCGTCCGGCCGACGGTGTCCATGAGGTTCTGCCCGCGGCTCGTCTCGATGATTTTCAAGTGGCCGTGGCGCAGGTAGGCCCAGACGTTCATGTCGTCGCCTTCGCGGGCAACGTCGAGGCCGATAATGCCGGCCGGAACGCCTGTAGGCACTACCGACGGCTTCGCCTGGCCGATATTATATTCAGTCCCGCGCCACCGGATGACCGCCGCGCGAACGTCGCCCGCGGGAATCACGCGATCCACGCCGCCGATTTCCGGGAACTGCGCCAGCACCCGCGCCTGATAGTAGGCCGACTGCTCGCCATAGTCGCGCCGCACCGCT